CAGGCCAGCAACGGCAGCGCCTACCCGGCGGACAACTCCGGGATCTTCATCACCATCGGTGGCGCGGCCGACTACCGCAACCCGGCTGGCAACGTCATCTCCACGGTGTTTCGCCAGCGCTACGCCATCGCACCCGTCTGGCACGAGTTCACCTACGCCAACGTCCAGCTCAACAACTTCAAGAACTCGGTGCGCACGCTGCTCAAGGGCATCGTGAGCGGCAGCGTGTCTGCCACCGACATCGACCACATCCTGTAACGCGATTACCCGACCACCTCCCAACTTCCACCGGAGCCCCATCATGAGTCTCGAAACCGAACTGCAAAACGTCATCGCCGCCACCTCGGCCCTCAACCAAACCGTGCAGGGCAAGATCGATGCGATCAACAGCACCGTCAACGCGGCGGTGGCCACCAACGATGCGCGCGCCACCAGCGCCATCAACAGCGTGACCAGCGCGGTCAACGCCGAGCTGGCCAATATCCGCCCCTACAGCACCAACTACGTCTTCTGGAACACGCTCAAACCGGCTGACCGCATCCGCATCTTTCCGGCCATGGTCATTGGGCACCCCTGGCAAGACGGGCAGTACGTGGCGTCAGATGCCGATGGCAAGAACCCGGTGGTCTGGGACAACGAAGCCGGTGGTTATCGCCCAGCCGACAGCATCAACCGCAACCCCTTTGTGGAGTGGGGCGCGATTGACGAGTGGAACGCCCACAGCACGGGCGATGTGGGCCATGGCTACGGCTCAGCCCATTCCCCGGTGCTCATGAATCCGGTGACCGGCGCGCCACTGACGTTCACCAACGCCATGGGCGAGACGGACTACTACCGCTGTTACGCCGACTTCAGCACCGACGGCATTCCCACTTCGGCCTGGCGCACGCTCTTGCCCTACGAAGACCTGCACGCCATCAGCAACCGCAAGGCCTATCTGGTGATGTCGGGCTCCGTTGTGGGCCATCCGGATCAGGTGGCGCGCACCTTTGTGAACGTGGGCGGCACCGAGCACGGCAATTACAGCGCCACCCATAGCTTCCAGTTGCAGGACTTGAATGGGGATGGCAACTGGGACACGGTGGTGCTCAACTGGGCCCGGCCCCACATCTGCCGCCATGCCAACGCCCGCTCGCCCGCAGGCAATCCGGCGCGGGGTGATTCGCAGGCCTCCACGGGCCTGATCGCGGTGCAAGGCCAGCATTACGGCTCGGACGGCGGGCACCGCAACTTTGTGAACGCCACCACGAAGCAACTGGCCGATGACCCGACCATCGTGCCGGTGCCCTTCACCAATACTGACAGCTCGATCTATCAGGCTGCCTGGGCCATCCCGGTCGGTGACTTGGCAGTGGCCAACAACCTGCGCTGGCGTGTCTACAACTGGGGCTTCACCGGCCTCATCGTCGAAGGCTGGGGCCTGGCCTACATGTCCCCGGTGCAGCGCTGATTTCGAACCATTACTGAACTGGAGATTCCCCCATGTACGTCAAACGCAAAGACACCGGCGAAGAACTGTTTCGCGGCCCGGCCAGCAGTGCCAAGGCCTTCTACGGCAGCGGCAAGCGCCTGCTGGACCGCATTGTCGACACCACCGACCCCGAGCACCCGGTGGAAATCCAGCCCGGTGTGGAAGTGGAACTGGAGCTCTGCTACGAAAACACCGCCCCAGAAAAGCTGCTCTACCTGGCCGATACCGACTGGTACCTGGTGCGCGAGCAGGAAACTGGCAAACCCATGCCTGACGAGGTACGTGCTCGCCGCTCGGCCATTCGCGTCTCGCTGTGAGCGGGGTGGACGATGCCCGATCTCACCCTGTCCGAGGCCATCCAGGAGGCCTACGCAAACGCCCCAAGTGACGCCATCATCCTGCACACCCTGGAGCTGCGCCACCCCGACTTCCGCGATGACGCCGGCGACCCAGTCGCCATCCGCTTGGTTCGCGACCAAGAAAACCTGACCGCCCGGCTCGAAGCCGATGCGCCGCTCAACGCTGGCCAGCTGGTCACCTTCATCGCCATGGGTTTTGAGCTGGATCTTCCGCCGGTGGACACCGCGCCCGTCCCTGAGATCGTGGTCACGCTCGATAACGTCAGCCGAGAAATCGTGCGGTATCTGGATGCAGCGGCCGAGTCGCAGGCGGTCATCGAGATCACCTACCGACCGTATCTGTCGAATGACCTCGAAGGCCCGCAGATGGATCCGCCCATCACCCTGGTGCTCACCGAGGTGGAAGCCGATGTGCAACGCGTCACCGCGCGCGCCCGCATGATGGACATTGGCAACAAGGCTTTCCCCAGCCGCAGCTACACGGCCCGGGAGTTTCCGGGGCTGACGCGATGAGCGTTGCAGCAGAAGAACTCACGGGTCTGATCGGTCTGCCCTGGGTGGTCGGTGCAACTGGTCCTGAGGCCTTTGATTGCTGGGGTCTGTTCGTGACAGTTCAGCGCCAGTGCTTTGGACGGGAACTTCCGCATAACCCGGTGGATGCCACCAACCTGCGCGCGGTGCTCGACGCCTTCAATAGCCACCCCGAGCGCCAACGCTGGCAGCCGGTGAATGCAGTGGAAGAGGGCGACGCCGTCCTCATGCGCCAGTCTCGCTACCCGGTGCACATCGGCGTGTGGCTGGACATCGATGGCGGTGGCGTGCTGCACGCCGTACGCCACGCCGGGGTGGTGTTTCAAACCCTGGCCGCGCTCGATGCCCATGGCTGGCGCATCGAGGGCTATTACCGTTTCCGTGAACCGACATGAGCCTGCCTGTTCCTATCCCGGCGCCTGCTGTCCAGTACCCCCAAGCCACCATCGTCTGGCCCCGCAACCCCTTCCACCCCGCCGACAAAGACCTCTACGCTGTCCAGCCCGGAAGCACGGTGGCCGACTGGATGCGCTCGCAGTCCATCACCGAATTCCCGCTGCCCACGGTCTGCCTGGTCAACGGCCACCCACTGCTGCGGCGGAATTGGGCCATCCGCCCCCTGGCCGCCCACGACATCGTGGTCCTGGTCGGCCTGCCCGGCGGCGGCGGAGGTGGAGGCGGCAGCAACCCGCTGCGGGTGGTGCTCTCCATCGCTGTGATGGTGCTGGCCCCGTATGCCGCTGCCGGCCTCATGGGTTATGGCATGACCGCCGCGGGCATTGCCGCCGCACAAGCGGCCATGGGCACCATTGGGTTTGGTCTGCTCGCGGCAGGCGTCAGTGTGCTGGGCGCCTACCTGGTCAACGCCCTGGTGCCGCTGCCCAGTGCCAACGTGCCCTCGGCACAAAACGCCCTGGCGCCCAGTCCCACCTATTCGCTGCAGTCGCAAGGCAACTTCGCCCGGCTGCTGCAGCCCATTCCGGTCATCTACGGCCGCCACCTGGTCTACCCCGATCTTGGCGCCACGCCCTACACCGAGTACGTCAACAACGAGCAGTACCTGCACCAGTTGCTGGTCATTGGTCAGGGCGACTACGAGATCGAAGCCGTGCGCATCGAAGACACGCCCCTCCAGTCTTTCGAAGAAGTGCAAGCCCAGGTCATCATGCCCGGTGGCCAGAACACGCTCTTCAACCACGACGTGGTCACTGCGCCTGAAGTGGCGGGCCAGGAGTTGCTCGCCATTGACGACCCGGCCAACACCCGGGGAGAGGCCATTGGCCCCTTTATCGTCAACCCGCCCGAAACCCAGATCGATACCTTGGGCATCGACATCCTGCTGCCCCGGGGCCTGTTCTATGCCAATGACGGCGGCGGCCAAGACGCAAAGGAAGTGCGCTGGACGGTCGAGGCCCGGGCGGTGAACGACGAGGGCGAGCCCACCACCGGTTGGCAGACGCTGATCAGCGGCACCAGCTACAGCGCCTGGAGTGGCTGGAACACCACCTGGTCCACGGCCAGTGCCGTCACCACCCAGACCTACCACTCTGACTCCGAGGGCGGTTACTACAGCACCAGTTACGGCCCGCCGCCCATGCCGGCCAACACCCTGACCGAGGAATACCAGCTAGGCGATTGCGCCAGCCAAGATTACGAGTCCGGCATCTGCTACAGCTACTACATCCAGCGCCGCACCCGCAGTGCCTACAGCCAGCAAGAGGTGATCAGCGCCGCCACGCCCGACACCATCCGGCACAGCTACCGCTACCCCGTCACGCCGGGGCGCTACGAGGTCAAAGTCGTTCGACTGGACCACAAAGACACCCGGGCCCGCGCCGGGCATGAACTGCGCTGGGGCGAAGTGCGCGGCTACCTGGTCAACCCCAGCCTGCCTGCGGGCATCACCTTCCTGGCAGTCAAGATGCGCGCCACCGACAACCTGTCGATGCGCTCGAGCCGCCTCATCAACTGCTTGGTCACGCGCAAGCTGCCCATCTGGCACACCAGCACTGGCTGGAGTAGCCCGCAAGCCACCCGCTCGATTGCCTGGGCCTTTGCCGATGCGGTGCGCGCCAGCTATGGGGCCAAACTGGCCGACAGCCGGATTGACCTGCCCGCGCTCTACC